GCGAGAAGTTGGGCGACCAACGTTGCGAGGAACAGAGCCAATAACTGGTGTTCTATTCAAATTTGAAGACATTCCAGTGAGGGCTCGGGCTACCCGGCCAACCGAATAGGATCTATCTGGCTGGCTCGGGCCGGTAATGCGAAGGGTTCGCATACCTGTAAATTTAGACTGCTGAGGGGTGAGTTGAGCATTTCGAGAAGGGTTGGGGCGGCGACGAGACATTGGGCAATTTTATTTCAATTGGAGACCAATGGAACACTCGCAAAATTCAAGAAAAGAAAGTCAGGGGGGAGACAAACTCGGTAGTGTTGTTTCCCCAATGGTGAAAACGTTCTGGATGAGACAACCTAGCTTCAGCCCAATTGGGATACTGAGAGTAGGATTCAGGAAAGTGTGTCTCACCCTCAAGGTTCAAGGTCCAAGTGCGGAAGTAATTCTCCATATCGTATTGACGATCCACAGCTATGCCAAATGCCTTGGAAAAGGACAGTCGAGATTCTTGGCTGATTTCCAGGGGAGGCAATAGCTTCAGATGTTTTGCACATATCCATTCATGATTAACTGTGTTATCTGGGGTGAGACGCACCTCACGCAAGGTACGATGAACAAGAGCGGAATTCGATAGATTAGTTAGTCGGAGGGTTCGAACACCTCCGGAGTTGCGCATTAAAGAAAGGGCATGCTCCTGAAGAACCGGAATACCCCTGTGGAGAATATACTCACACAGGCCTATGGTAGCTAAAAGTCGTGACCTAGCCTTAACAGAGCCAATCCACTTTGGGCCAACCAAATCATGGCTGAATATTTTGAAAGGGTTTCGGACAAACTTATACCCAGTGGGCAGAAAAATAGGCTGTGTCTGACACCAAACCACGTTTTCCAAATCGCGGCTGATGTTCTCGATCTTAATTTCATGACCATAGGAGAGAAATAACTTAGGAAGCTCCATAACAACGCGGTCCAACTCGCTCTCTTCGAATATTAGGAGAGCGTCATCACCATCGATTAGAGTGTCGTATGGGATGGACAATGTTCGCATGGCGGCCAATATCATAAGTAACATGATTATACAATTCCCAAGGGCCGTATTCATGTCACCACTCATTCGTTTGCCTATTGTGACATAACGGAGCCCAGCTCGGGTGCGACATTTATTTTTGAGTTGCCAGGAAAGG